CGACAACAGCGGATTATTATGTTGATCAGGCTACCGGGGATGACGGTAATGCAGGAACGAGTGTCGGGGCTGCGTTCGAAACGATACAGGCGGCACTGGATGCGGCGGATAGTGGTGGCGATGTTTCCATTGCGGTACGGGCAGGAACCTATCGCGAGGATCTGAATTACAACGGGCTGACCTTCTCCACGAAATGCCGGTTGCACCGATATGGTGACGAAGTTGTCACGGTATCGGGGTTTGAGGTCCTGACAGGATGGACGCAATGCACGAGCGGAGATGAAACGCTTGTTGGGTCCAACTATGCAAATGTTTACAAGGTTGATCTTCCCTCTGGCTCTGCTGTCAACATTAATGCGTTGAACCTGCATGAAGATGGTTACCCGGTTCACTTGTCGAGAGACTTTGGGAAGGCGGCGACAGACGACAAGATGTCTGTGCGCGACCCGACCATTTTCCATACGGCGGACGATTTTACCTTTGACGGCGCATATATCGACACGGTTGAAGATGCGAGTGTTTTTGGAAATTATAACTCCACTCAACTTCTAAATGCGACAATTACGCTTCTTGCCAAGCAGAATCAGGGCGTCCAGACATCGATAACAGCTTATAACGGGTCTGACACGGTAACTGTAGGGACAGGGGTCGAGCCTCTTTCCACGAACAGCTATGACCATATGTATGGCCTGACAAATCTCGGCGGCGCTATCCAGGAGGGGGAATATTTTGTCGATAAAACCCCGAACGGGGATGGTTCGACGACGATATATCTATGGCCAAGCGACACGGCCAACCTGACATCGGGAATTGAATATTCCGCCCGCGATATTTGTGTTGATCTGGCGGATACAGACAATATCCATATTGAAGGAATTAACTTTGTCGGGCCTGCGGGTGACGGCATAAATGCGGATAGTGGCGTTGTTATTGGTTGCCGGAGCAATACCAGCACGGCGCAATCCAACATTAAGATCGATAACTGTGTCCTTGGAAGCAATCAGGGCGAAATCGATGTTTACGGTGCAGTGTTCCTGAGCAAGGTTGACGACTTCGAGATCACTAACAACACAATCCGGTATTGCCGCAATTCTGTCGCCTCTTACATGGGGTCGGCCTGTACGAATGGCGTGTTCAGGGGGAACTACGTCCATCATGTAACCAGAACTCCCCTTTGGATTTACGGCACCAATTCAACGACAGTATCGAGCGATATAATTGTTGATTACAATAAATGGGAAAAAACCGGTCGGGACGCCCATTCGAACAAGGCCGCAGTCTATATCGGCTCACGGCGGATATTATTCTATGCGAATGATTATGTGGATTGTAACGGCTATCTCACACCGCAGGTATCCACGCAGTTCTTTGCTGCATTCAACAAGATCAATGTCCCGATTGTTGAGGCTTACGGAAACCCCGCTGGACTTGGTGCTGAATATCGCGGGTTTAACGATCAGAACGGGGGAACCATACCGAGCGGCACCGCAATCATGGGGGCGTGGAATAACTGGCTGACGCCGAATCCCAATCGCATAAGCAGTGGCGGTGTTTCCCTGGAATTAGGGGCGAGCAATTCAAACGACTGGTATTGGTATAACAACATCTGCCATGGGGGTGGTGACACAACAGGAACCCACACGGGGGGAACTGGCGGTAACTTCTATACCTACAGTGGTTCGGGCGGATCGAATGCTTCTAACCAGCCAACCCCGGTAGCCTCTGATACCGAGGAGGATGTTTACGACACATATGTTGACCCGGATAACGGAAACTTTGCCCTAAAAGGGTCGAGCGATTTCTACAGTCACACCGGGTCGGACATTTCGTCTTGGATCACATCAAACGTCCAATCGTATTTCTCTGGGTATGACTTCACTAAAGACTTCTACGGCAACACGATTGACTGGGATAGGACAGGGCCGGGCGCGCCATCTACGGCGGGTGAGGGGGGCGCAACCTTTACCGGGGCAGGCGAGTTAACAGCGGTAGGCGCGTCTACAGCAGAGGGCGCGGCGACATTCTCCGGTGTTGGTGCGTTGGCTGCGGTAGGAGGCAGCACAGGTATTGCTGAGGGCGCTGCAGCATTCACCGGGACAGGCTCTCTCTCTGCGGTTGGTGCATCCACGGCAGAAGGAGCCGCGACATTTACAGGTGAAGGGACTCTGGCCGCGGTCGGAGAGGGTGCCGCAACGATTAACGATGTCAACTTTGATTCTTCGACATGGCACGCCTTTACCGCCCCTACAGCAACGCAGGCATTCACAGGCGCGTTTAAATACCGGCGCACAAGTACCGGGGTGAGCCTGATTATGAGCTCCGAGGGGGCGAATAATTCTCGCATCCGGGCATCATCTGGAACTTTCTCCAACCTGACTTTAAGTGCGGAGGAGACAAGCGGATCACCGCATAACTACACTGCAAGCGTATCGCAGCAGGTGGGGGATGTGGTAGCGGTCGCTTTCGCGGTTGAGGATGGAAATCAGAAGCTCATGATTGACGGTACTCTGGTGGCGAGCGGTACAGACGCGATTGCAAACAACTTTAAACAGTTATCTCTGATTAACTCATCGACTTCGGCGGGGTCTGATCAGAACGACTTCGATTTAATTGGTCCGATATTCTACGCAAATGAATATATCGACGTAGAAACTTATTGGTCGAGTTTCTTTGACGGCAGCAACGACCCCGTATTTTCGAGTACGGTTGAGGGGGTCGCGGCTGATTTCTTTGTAGACGAGGACGCGGCGGGTTGGAATGCTCTAGGCGGAACGTCTGGTACGGTAACGGACAACTAAACCCAAAATCAGGGCCCCGCCGAACAGGAGAACGGAAGGGGGTAGGGGAACGGCGCTAACGGTCCACTCTCCTTGGCCGCCCGGCATCAGAATAAACCCTGCATCCACACTCCATTCATCCATGGTGGCGGAGGCGTTGGTCGGCGCATTGAAAGAACGGAACCAGAAATCGGTCAAGTTACCCTCGGCATCTGTTGTTGCATAGGCACAGGCATCGGTGCAGACGCCAGGAATGTCGGCATACCAGCTGACGGGTGAATAGAACACTTCATCAGCCCCACGGTAGACGCGGAACCAGTTGTTATCTGTCAGGGCAACCTCTGCTCCGAAGGTATCGAGATTGAATGTGAGTTCAGCGCGGCAATCGCCATAAGCGCCCGTGTCGGAGAAATAGCAGGAGCCGTCGCCAGAGAGTTTATAGCTGGCAGCAAAGGACGTAACCGGGAAAAGCAACAGGAAAACGAGAATTCTAATCATAGTTTCCTCCCTATGGTTTTATGAAGGTTAGCGGAAGTGAAAGAAAAAATCAAAGAAATAGGCCGAGCCCTTCTCGCGAAGGTCATCAAGCCCAAACCCATTGACAGGGGAGAGACGCCAGACGTGGTGAAGCCCACTGTCGGGTCTTTGTTTTCAGGAGAGTGAGAGATGTTTAACGGATTTTATATAGGGAGCGGATTAATTTCTCGGAAAGTACAATCCGCCCGCCTCGAAAGCATGATTAACTCAAATGAAATGCTGAGGCCTTCAGAGGACGCCTATCTCGTTACATGGGGCGAGCCTGTTGATAAAGATCTGTGCAAGGGAATGGTCGCCAAAGAGTTCGAATGGAAAGAGCGTGCCGTCCCCCCGGGCGCATTAGTGGATGCCATTAAACGGGCAAAAGAAGGCCGGTGAGTTAAAATGCCCGCAGGTAGGCCCACAGATTATCTGGAAGAATACAACGAGCAGGCGAAGAAACTCTGCCTGTTAGGCGCAACTGATAAGGAATTGGCTGATTTCTTTGATGTGGCGGAAAGCACAATTAATCTATGGAAGAAGACACACCCAGAATTTTCGGAGTCCATAAAAGAAGGGAAGCTCCAAGCCGACGCGAATGTGTCAGAGCGTCTTTATAGCAGGGCTATGGGCTATTCGCATCCAGAGGACAAAATCTTTAACAACGCTGGCTCGGAAATGGTTGTGAAGACAGTCAAGCATTATCCGCCGGACACTGCCGCCGCAATATTCTGGTTAAAGAACAGAAGGCCGGACAAATGGCGAGACAAACAAGAGATAGATAACTTGCATAGACATACGGATTTGTCTGATGAGGAACTTAATAGAAGGCTGGCTGAGTTAGAGGCCAGGTCCGGCGATAAGTAAGCCACTCACGCGGGAGCAGAAGATTGAAAAGCTCCTGATCCTTGAAGAACTGGAACGACGTAAATTAACAAACAGGCTATCGACGTTCGATCCCTACGCATGGCAGCTTGAATTCTTCAACGCCTCATTAACCCACAAGCAGCGCATGTTGATGGCGGCGAACAGGGTGGGCAAGACATACAGTGAAGCTCATGAATTCGCCTATCATGCAACAGGGCTCTATCCCGACTGGTGGACAGGCATCCGCTTCAGGTTCGCCCCTAAAATGTGGGCGCTTGGTGTTACGGGTGAGCAGATACGCGACGTTATTCAGAAAGAACTCTGCGGGGATGTGCTGGATGGCGAGAAGTTCGGGCAGGGGACTATCCCGCTCGACAGGATATTAATTGAGTCCATTGTCCGCTCCCCCCAGACACGGGGACTGATTAAAGACTTCAAGGTCCGGCATGTATCCGGGCGGGACACATTAATCAGCTTCAAGGCTTGCTCTCAGGGGCAGCATGTCCTTATGGGGGCAGGGATTGACTTCATCTGGATTGATGAGGAGCCGGAGGATGAGGAAATCTATCCTCAGTGCCTTATCAGGACGGCCACAGGCAACCGTGGCAAGGGCGGGCATGTAGTCCTTACCTTCACCCCCGAAAATGGCATGACGCCCCTTGTCTGCCAGTTTATGGAGGATATACAGCCCGGTCAGTATCTGCAGAATGTGACATGGGATGACGCGCCGCACCTGTCTGATGAGGTGAAAGAGCAATTACTAAGCGCGATACCCGACTACCAGCGGGATATGCGCACGAAGGGCATACCGGTTTTAGGGTCGGGAATTATCTTCCCCATCAAGGATGAGGATATCACCAAAGATCCGTTTGAATGCCCCGATCATTTCTATGTGGTCGATGGTGTTGATTTCGGCTGGGACCACCCGCAGGCACATGTGCAGCTCTGGCTGGATATGGATCAGGATATTACCTACGTCGCACGAGCATGGCGCAAGAGCGAGCATGACAGCGACATGGCGTGGAACAAGGTCAAGCAGTGGGCGAGAAATGTCCCGACCGCATGGCCCCATGACGGCCTGCAGCATGAGAAGGGTGGGGGAGAGCAGGTCAAGCAGCAATACAGCCGCTCAGGCTTCACCATGATGGAGAGCCACGCCACTTGGCCCGAGGGGGGCATGTCGGTTGAGGCCGGTGTCTGGAAGATGCTGCAGGATATGAGGGAGGGGAAATTTAAGGTTTTCTCCACCCTGACAGAATGGTTCGAGGAAAAGCGCCTCTACCACAGAGACGATCACCAGAGAATTGTCAAGGAACGTGACGATCTGATTTGTGCCACGCGGTACGCCTACATGATGCGCCGCAACGCCATTCCGATGTCACTTATCAAGAAACTGAATTACAGCACGGGCAGCACGGGAACAGTGATTTCCGAGTTCGACCCGTATGGGGATTAATATGTGCCTTGTTGAACCTGCCCCGGTTGCAGACCCGTATCTGCCGCCGCCTCCGAAAGAAGACCCGAAAAAGAGTGACGATGCCGTTAAGAGGGCACGTGAGGAGGAATTGAAACGCATCCGCAGTCTTCAGGGCGCGGGCTCAACCATCCTGACGGGCGCGAAGGGCCTGTCTGCCCCGGCAAGCACGGGCAAAACAGCGCTGTTGGGGGGCTGATATGTGTGAGCCCGGCATTATGAGGAATGACCCGTTTCATAAAGCCCTGATGAAGGTAAGCCCGCTGGATCGGGCAACAAACAAGGCCATTCTGAAATTCGATCCTGTTCAGCAGTATCTGCAGAAAGACCCTTATGAAGCGCAGCGCAAGCAGATAGCCGCGCAGAACGCCTATCAGAAATCGCTTCTGGAAACCAATTAATGCAGACAGCTAAAGAATATCTCGCCAACCGCCTTCAACAGTTGAGGACGGAGCGGTCAACATGGATTCCGCACTGGCGGGATTTAAACGAGAACTTCTCCCCACGGAGAGGAAGGTTTCTCATGACGGATCGCAACAAGGGCCAACGTCGCAACAACCTTGTGAACAACACGGGACTGCGGGCGGCGCGTATCCTGAGAAGCGGCATGATGACCGGATCGACAAACCCCGCTCGCCCATGGAAGCGCCTCACAACGGTCGATCAGGACCTGGCGGAGAACGCAGAGGTTAAGGGCTGGCTTGAGAAGGTCAACAAGAAGATAGACCGCGTATTTGCGGCATCCAATCTCTATAAGGCGCTCCCCCTCGTGTATGAGGATGCCGGAATTATCGGAACGGCGGCTATCCTGCATGAGGATGACTTCGACACAATCTCCCGCTTCACAGTCCTGTCGGCAGGGGAATATATGCTGGACACGGACGAGAAGGGGACAGTCAACACACTCGCGAGGGAGTATCAGGCAACCGTCTATCAGGTTGTTTCAAAGTTTGGGTATAACAACTGTTCGCGACAGGTGCAGGAGTTCTACGACAAGGGGAACTATTCCACTTGGGTGGACATAGGGCATTTGATCGAGCCCGCGAGTATTGACAGCTACGACATCCCTAAGCTGCCGGAGAAATTCAAATACCGCTCTGTTTATTGGGAGTTGGGACGGGATGAGCTGGCACCTGAGTTTTTACAGGTAAAAGGGTATCATGAGTTCCCGGTACACGCCCCGAGATGGGATGTGAAAACCGGTGATGTATATGGATCGTCTGCCGGTATGGATGCGCTTGGGGATGCCAAGGCATTACAGATACAGGAGCGGGAGAAGGCAAAAGCTATTGCCAAGATGTCGAACCCGCCCGTGAACGTCCCTGCCGGTTTACAGAATATGCCCCTCAGCCTTATTCCGGGCGGGGCAAACTTTACGGATAATAAAGAAGGTATTCGTGCGGCCTATCAGGTTAGTTCACGTGTCGATCACCTGACGGCGGATATTCAGCTAACAGAGCAGCGGATTAACGAGGCGTTCTACGTCGATCTGTTCATGATGATTTCCAATATGCCCGGCATCCAGCCAAGGAATGAAGCCGAGATTGCCGAGCGACAGGAAGAAAAACTCCTGCAGCTTGGGCCTGTTCTGGAAAACATGCATGACGATCTGTTGAAGCCGCTTATTGACAGGCAGTTTAACCAGCTTGTGCGCCTCTCTGAGCCGGGTTGGTCTGGTATGGATGATAAATTCATCATCCCCCCACCTCCTGAGCAGCTACAGGGCAGTGAGTTGAAGGTTGAGTTTGTCTCTACCCTTGCACAGGCGCAGAAACAGGTGGCCCTTGGCGGTATCGAGCGTTGGGTTGCCTTTGTGGGCGGTCTTGCCGATCTGAAGCCTGAAGTTCTCGACAAGATGGATGCGGATGAAATCGCGGAAACCTATGGCGAGGACCTTGGCGTACCTGCGGATACCATCGTTTCCGATGATGACGTCGAGGAGATACGCGAGAAGCGCGCACAGCAGCAGGCCCAGATGCAGCAGATGGAGGCCGGTATGGCCGCCGCTGAGGGCATGAAAACAGGCGCAGAAACCATGAAAGCAGCGAATGAAGCTAGAGGATCATAACAAGCGCGCCGAAAAGGTCCAGAAGCAATGGAAAGAGGATCTTCGGACAGTCCTTTCCACGGCAGAAGGGCAGAGGGCGCTTTCACGGGTCATGGACCATACAAGAATGATGGACCCGGACCTTTTCACAGGGAACAGCACCACGTTTTACAACCTTGGCAAGCGAGAAGTCGGCCTGTGGCTGTATGGCGAAATTATGGCCGTTGCTCCCGGCTCTTTTATCAAAATGATGCAACAGAAGTTAGAGGAATTCGAGAATGAATGAACAGCAAGACACCACCGATGCTGGTTCAATCCTTGCGGATGAAAACAAGACAGAAGATACGCCAGAGGTAAAAACCGAAGGCGATGACCCGGAGGGTAAAACCGACGGGAATGACGAGCCTGATACAGGTAAGTCAGAAGATGGCGAGGGAACGGAGGACGGAGAGTCCGAAGGCGATGCCATAGAGTACGACGATTTCACAATACCGGAAGGGTTCGAGGTCAACGCGGAGGCAATGGAAGCCTTCAAGACCGAGGCCAAGGCATTTAATGGCGGCAAGGGGTTGTCTCAGGAAGACGCCCAGAAGGCCCTCGATATGCATGTAAAGGTGATGGGTGAAGCAGTTGAAGCTCAACAGCAACAGTGGACCGAACTAACCAACGGGTGGCTGAAAGAGATCAAAAGCGACAGCGAGTATGGGAAAGACAAGTTCAAAGATACCCAGGCTGAAATGATGCTGGCGGCTCAGGAATACGGCTCACCTGAACTGGTGGAAATCCTCAAGAAGGAGCCCGCATTCGCCAATCGACCGGCGTTTGTGAAGTTCATGGCCAATGTTGGAAGAACCCTGAAAGAGGACACGCATCAGCGTGGCAATCCGGGCAAGCCCAAGAAGGGGCCGGCGGAAATCCTCTACGGGGATTAACCTTTTATCAAATCGAGAAAAACAGGCCCTTCGGGGCCTTTTTTTATGGAGAAATAGATGTCTACACTAGGCGCAACTTACGTCGATCTGATCGACATTGTTAAGCAGACTGACCCCGACGGTAAAATCTCTACCGTCATTGAATTGCTCAAGCAGCAAAACCCTATTCTTGATGACGCGATTGCGGTTGAATGTAACAGCGGCACCAAGCATACCCACACCATTCGGACGGGCCTTCCCTCCGTTTCATGGGGTAAGCTTTACGAGGGTATTGTCCAGAGTAAATCCACTACCCAACAGGTTGATGATACGACCGGCTTTCTGGAAGGTCTTTCCAGCATTGACGAGCGTGTTCTGAAACTTGCTGGTGACAAGAAGGCCGCTGTTCGTTTGAACGAGGCCATGTCTTTCCTTGAAGCCATGAATCAGGAAATGGCGACTGGCCTGTTCTATCACGACACAGCGACAACCCCTGACAAGTTCAAGGGTCTGTCTGCCCGCTATAATACCATTGGCGGCGGCGGTGCCGGTAATCAGGTTATCGATGCCACGGGTAGTGGTAGCGACAATACGTCCATCTGGTTCGTGACATGGGGCGACCGCTTCACCCATCTTCTCTATCCGGAAGGCACCAAAGCGGGTGTTGAACGGGAGGATATGGGCCGTCAGCGTGTGCCGGATGGCAGCGGCAACCCTTACTATGTCGAGGAGGAAAAATTCACCTGGCATATGGGTGTTGCGGTTAAGGACTGGCGTTATAACGCCCGCATCGCGAATATCGATGTGAGCGACATGCAGGCCGGTTCGGTCGATCTCTACAAATATATGCGGCAGGCTTACTACAAGCTGCAAAGCCGTATGCGTCGTGGGGATGCCGCCGGTGGCCGTCAGGCTATCTACTGTAACCGTGACGTGCTGGAAGCTCTTGACGGGCTGGCAACAAACGGCGGGTCAAGCGATAACTTCGTTCGCCTGAAACCGATGGAGATTGAGGGTCAGGAAGTCATGACCTATCGCGGCATTCCTATCCGTGAGACAGACGCCATCCTCAACACCGAAGATGAAGTTGTTTAAGGAAGGAATGAACAATGATTTTTAGTGCAAACCTCCTCTTTTCAGAGGATCAGGACGTGTCCCAGACTGCGGGCACATATGTTTCCACCAATGTCATCGACACGGGCGCGGCTGGTACTGTTTACGGTGCCGCTGCGGCTATGTCCCGCAACGTAGGCCCGGGTAATAAAGTTCCGGTTCTCGTGCAGATGACAGAGGGGCTCGACTCCTCCGGTGGCGCGGCAACCATCACTTTCCAGCTTGAAACGGCGGATGTCGAGAATTTCAGTTCCACAAACGTCATTATCGCCCAATCCCGCGCCTTTACAGAGGGTGAGGCGGTTGATGGCTTCAAGTGGGGGATTGATGTTCTCCCCTCTGACTGTAAGCGCTATCTCCGCGTGAAATATGTCATTGCGGGCGAAACCTCGACGGCTGGCACGGTTACCGCCGGTATTGTTGCGGACGTTCAGACTGCCGCATGAAGGTAAAGGCTACGTCGCGCGGGTTTTATGGGGGCAAACTCCATGACCCGGGCGGCGACCCGTTTGACATTGATGACAAAGACTTTTCGGGCCGCTGGATGGTGCGCGTCGATATTGAAAGGAATTCACTATGGGAACAGCTGATCTCAGCGGTACGCTCGCGGCTACCGGGCAGTCATCCACCGCACCAGTAAAAGGCAAATACAATCTCAGCCTTTCCGGTACATGGTCAGGCACGGCGAAGCTGCAACGCTCTTTTGACCGGGGCTCCACTTGGGTGGATGTCTACACGACGACAGAGAATATTGAAAAACTGGGCGAGGAAATTGAGGATCAGGTCTACTACCGCGTTGATTTCACCCGTACCTCCGGCACCCTTGTCTACAGGGTAAGCCGTTAATGGCATCAAAGGCGCAAATCTGCAATCTGGCCCTTGCCCATCTGGGGCATACGGAAACCACGATTGCAAACCTGACCACAGATACCGGGAATACGGCAACGCAATGCCGAATCCATTATGACGTTGCCCGCAAATTTGTGCTGGCCGATCATGACTGGAACTTTGCCGAACGGGAGGTAACGCTTGCCGAGACAGGCACCCCCTCCAATCTATGGGCCTATCGCTACGCCTATCCGTCGGACTGTTTAAAATTCCGCCGCGTCGGCAGGGTCAGCAAGACAGAAAAACCCATTCCCTTCCGCACGACATTAGGGGTGTCCGGAAAGGTAATCGACACGAACCTTTATCAGGCGAAGGGCTTCTATACGGCGGATATAACAAACACTTCCCTGTTCTCCCCCGGCTTTGTCGAAGCATTTGGCTGGTATCTGGCCAGTGCGTTAGCCCCTGCGCTAACAGGGGATTTGAAGAAGCAGGAAATGGCGCTCAACGTCTATCAGGCAATGATTAGCGCAGCACAGACACAGGACGCACAGGAGCAGCAGCCGGAAGACGAACTGGACGCTCCATGGATTTCGGGACGGTAAATGGATATCCCACAGATTTCCTTTGGCGGGGGCACAATCTCCCCGGCGACATATGCGCGTGTCGATCTGCAGAAGTTCGGCTCCGCTATGGCGGATATGACAAATTTCCTTGTCCATGCCGAGGGAGGAGCCTCAAACAGGGCCGGCTTAGAATTTATCAAGGCGACGAAGGACAGCGCGAAAAGAGCGAGGTTAATCACCTTCCGCTTTAGTGAATCGCAAGCCTACGCCCTTGAATTCGGGGATCAATATATCCGCGTGATTAACAATGGTGGAATTGTTCTGGAAACGGCAGTTAATATCACCGCAGCGACAAAGGCCAATCCCGTGGAGATCACCGCCAACTCTCACGGATATTCTGATGGGGAGCAGGTCTATATCGCGGATGTTGGCGGGATGACCGAACTTAACGGAAAGTTTTACACGGTCAGCAACAAGACCGCCAATACATTCGAGTTAGCTGGCGTGGATGGGTCGTCCTTTACCACCTATACCAGCGGGGGGACCGTTGCGCGGGTGTTTACTCTCTCTACCTCCTACACCGAGGCGCAACTCCCCTATCTTAAATTCCGTCAGTCCAATGACATCATGTATATCACCCATCCCGAACATGCTCCGGCGAAGCTGGCGCGAACGGGGCATGATGCCTGGACCTTGACGACAATCACGTTTGAACCATCACAGGATGCCCCGACAAGCCCCTCTGTCACCCCTGTCGGAACATCAGGATCAACGACCTACAGTTACAAGATCACCGCCGTGAATGAAGAAACGGCGGAGGAGAGCCTGCCACTGGATGCAAGCACGTCAACGGGTAATGCAACATTATCAAGCACAAACTTTAACCGGATTACCTTCACGGCGGCGTCTGGGGCAGGCAGTTACAACATCTATAAGGAAGATAACGGGGTTTACGGAAAAATCGGCTATACCGAAACCACCACCTTTGATGATACCAATATAGCCACCGATCTGAACGACACGCCCCCGAAGTCGAGAACACCCTTCACGGGGTCTGGTAACTATCCCTCGGCGGTTGGCCTGCATGAACAGAGGACAGTCTGGGGCGGGCCGGACAATAACCCTTTGAACACATATATGAGCCAGACCGGCCAGTATGAGAATATGAATGTCTCCTCCCCGTCGAAAGACACGGACGCAGTGACCTTTCGTATTCCGGGGGACGAGGGGAATGAGATACGGCATTACCGCTCGTTTGAGGATCGATTGCTGATATTCACTTCCGGCGCGGTTCGCAATGTCCGTCCGGGCGGAGATGTGGACGCCATTACACCCAGTTCAAAGCAGCTTGGCGTGGAGGATTATATCGGGGCAACCCATGTTCCGCCGATTATCATCAAGAAGAACATCCTGATGGTTTCCGGTCAGGCCAGTCAGGGTTTTGAAGTCCATTCCCTCGGATACAATATCCAGCAGGACTCCGGTAACGGGGGATATGTTGGCTCTGACATGACTGTTCTGGCAAGGCATCTGTTTGAAGGGCATACAATCGAGGAATGGGCTTACACCCACCGGCCTTATAAACTTGTCTGCGCGGTTCGAAGTGACGGTAAAATGCTTGTCCAGACTTACCTGCAGGAGCATCAGGTTTTCGCCTGGACCCTGTGGGAGACGGACGGGGCATTCGAGAGTGTCTGTGCCGTACCGGAGGGGCAGGAGGATGTGATCTATGTGATTGTCAAGCGAACAGTCAATGGATCAACAGCTCGGTATATCGAGCGGCTTCATACCCGGAGCTTTGCAGATATTGAAGATGCCTTCTTTGTTGATAGCGGTCTCACCTATGAGGGAGGGGAGACAACCTCCATCTCCGGGCTGGATCATCTTGAGGGGGAAATGGTTATCGCCCTGAGTGATGGAAACCTTGTTCAGGGACTGACAGTGACAGACGGAGCGATAACTCTGCCTAATGCCGCCAGCAAGGTGCATGTCGGGCTTCCTTACACGGGTTATCTAAAAACCCTTCCGCTGAATGTGGTTAATAACGGCACCATGTCCAAGCGCAAGAATGTGCAAAGTTTGGCGGTGCGGGTTTTGAAAACGCGGGGCATGTATGCGGGGCCGTCCCTCTCCAATCTTGAGGAGGTGCCGAGCCGCTCCAACGAGTTGTGGGGCAATCCTGCCGCATTGCGGTCGGAGGTTATTCGCATTCCTATATCGGGGGAATGGAAGCGGGATAAATACGCCCATATCGTCACAGAGCCGGGCCTGCCGATGACGGTTCTCTCGATTATACCGGACCTTGATGCCGGAAATTAGAGACGCTGTTCTGTCGGATGCGGAGCGTGTCGCGCCGATATTGAGACAGGTTGATCTGGATGAAATCGCCGCCTCATCGGGGAGAAATCCGTTAAGGGTATTGCGGTTAAGCATTCTGTCGTCGGATGTTTGCCGGATAGGTCTGGTTGATGGGGTTCCGGCCTGTATCTATGGGGTGGCACAGCCCACGGTCATGAGTGATGTGGGCTCTATCTGGATGCTAGGGACGCATATCCTTGAGGATTACGCCGTTACCTTCTTGCGAAGAAACAAGGCAGAGATCGACTCCATGTCGGAGGGGTTCTCCCGGCTGGAAAATCACTGTGATGCGCGGAACAAACCTACCCTGCGTTGGTTGAAATGGCTGGGTTTTACGATTGAGAAGGCGGAGCCTTACGGGGTGAAGGGGTTTCCCTTCCATTATTTCTGGAAAGATGTGTGAATGTGTGAACCGACCACAATTATGATGGGCGTCGGGCTGGCGATGTCAGCCGTGGGTGCCGCGCAGACAAGCGCAGCCCAGCAGGAACAGGCAGAGTTTCAGTCAAAAGTTGCCACCAATAATCGCATTCTTGCTGAAAGGGATGCCGCCGCCATTGAAAAGCGCGGGGAAGATGCCGCTAGCCTTCATAAGCTGCAGGCGGAACAGCTTGCCTCCCGGCAACTTGTGTCTCTTGCGGGGCAGGGGGTGGATGTATCCGAGGGATCGAGTGTTGATCTCCTCGCGGACACGGCGGAACTGGCTGAATTTGATGCGGCGGTTATCCGGGGGAATGCGGCAAGGGAAGCCTATAACATGAGGGTGCGGGCGGCGAACTTCGGAAGTCAGGCTAATCTGTTCTCGGCAACGGCGGCGAATGAAAGCCCGCTCTTTGCCGGAACATCCACCTTGCTAAGCGGCGCAGGGACTGTTGCTGAAAACTGGTATGCGAGGGCTTAATGGTAGCAGTTCCCAAAGCGTTTAACAGCGGCCTTGGCCAGCAGCTTCCGCAAAATTCCCAGACTCCCCTTCAAAGCCTGAGCACAAGTGCCGGGACGTTCGGGACGGGGCAAAATATTCAAACCGCATCTAGTGGTGCATTGAGGCTCGGTGCTGTCATGGCGGCGCGGGAACGCCAGATACAGGATGAAAACGACAAAGCAGCCGTTGGGAGAGCAATCGCCGCCGCCCGAAAGAATGCGGAAGAACAGCTTCTCGATAACGTCTATTCCCAATCTTCAGGAGCTTTATTCTCGAAAGGGCAATCTCCGTCGGATGTCTATAAAGGCACGTCGAAATATTTCACGAAATCGGAAGCGGTTGGGAAGAAACTACTCTCGAACGAACGACAGCAATCTCTATTCTCAAGTGAATGGGAAAAATACCGCACTTCTGAGAATGAGCGGGTTTCGAGTCATTTAGGGACGCAGTTTCGCTCCTATGTGAAAGAGGCGTCCGACGCCCAGAAGGTAGAGGCGGAGGAATATCTCGGCAACCTGTCCTCGGCTATTGAAATGGACTGGCGACAGACGGACAAACTTCTCAATCAGGGCCATTCCCAGATTATGGCGCGAGAGCAATTGGGATTAAATCAGAAAGATGCCCTTGTCCTTCATGGGGAGTGGGAGGATGAGGCCGCCGCCTCCGCTGTGAGAGGATGGTTCTCAGAGCAGACAAACCGCCTTGATGCGGCAGAATCTCTCTTGACGGGGAATATCAAGGATAAAGACGCGAAAAGATACTGGGATTCACTGGACGCCAAACAGAGAAAGACGGTTCGGAATGATTTGATCTCTCAGGCGCAGAAACTTGCACAATTCAGCAACGATCAACGCAGCGCGGCCAAGGATGCGGCAGAACAGTCTGCGGCAAATGTCGTGAATGAATTCTTCATCACCACCGGAGAGGAGAACCGGGGCCGTCGGGCGGAACTGTATGAGAGTGTGAAGAATAACCCTCATGTCTCTCAGGCCACCAAAAGGGCAATGCGGGATAACCTCTTTGGCGGGCAGGTAACGCAGGACATTGAAGAAGGGGTGAGGGAGCTTGAGGCCATGATTTATTCGGGGGCCATCAAGTCCATCGAGGAAGCCAACGCCTTCCGCTACAAGGAACAGCGCGTTGCAACCGACGAGACAATGCGAAACCAGATTTACCCCTTGATCCAGCAGATGCAGAACAAGGACTTCTCCGGCGCGTTACAGGCGGGCAGGGCGGCCCTTGGCATCGTCGAGGGGGCAGCGGTTACCAGTCAGGTATTGAGCCAGCGGGCAGGCTATTTTGAAAGCGCCTTCCGCAGGCATATGGCGCAAAACCCGAGTGATGATCCATGGGAGGTATCCAAGAAAATTGAAGACGATGCAAGAGAGAGATTTAAGGCGGACGCGGCCACGATGGGGATGCTGAAAACATTGAAGAAACGATATGAAGACGCGGTTGTGGCGAGCGATCCAGTCGCAGCGGCGGCGGCACGTTCCTCTGCGGATAGCCTGCTTGGTGCGCTTGGTTTGACATGGGAAGATATTAAATGAGCGACCTGAACGAGTCCTACACAAAGCGCCGGTCCTATCAGGAGCTTGTAAATTCAGGAGGCGCGGCAGATGTGGCCCGGAATGACCCGAATATGGAAATCACTCCGCAGGAAACGCGCAATAGCGTCTCACAGGTTGCTTATGATCGCGATAGCGGCTCTGCAGTTGCTGTCAAGGATACTCTTACTGTTGATGTTGGCAGTCCTGGTGTTTACGACAGCCTTGGAGCAGAGGCTAAAGCAACCCGAACCGGAGTGAAAAACCTCCGCGAGGAAAACGGTTACTGGTATGGAGAGGACGCGGAAGACAAGACGGTTGTCCTTGGCCGTGTCGGCAGCGACGAGGGCGGACTCGGGGAAACATTAGGCGAGGTGGAGACCTTCGCAAATGCCCCCGTTACGGGTGTTATGCGCGGGCTTGTCAAGTTTGGCGCGAACCTCTTGGGCGGAACGGTACTGGATCAGGAAAAGGTCGATGAATTCACCGGAATGCTGGATCGCCTTAACGAAATGGCCGTGGGGGACAATACCGCTGCGGGCGTCGCCGGAACAGTAGGGGAGGTTGCAGGGCAATATGTCGCCCCTGCGGTTGGCGGGTTCAATACTCTTCGGGCCTTGGGCGCGTCTCCTATCGTCGCGTCTATCCTTGCGGAATCCGGCGTTGGATTACTCGGCACCTCGCCGAATGATGAAAACATCTTCAACCTTATCCCTGAAGACAGTCCTGTTGCGGCCACCATTGGCGAGGTTATGGCGACCGACCCCGACGATCCTGAATGGGTAAACCGTTCTCGTAATGCCGTAGAAGCTCTTATCACCTTGGGGGCGGGCGAAGCCACGGCAAGATCAATCATTGCCGGTATCGAGAACGCGCACCTGATTTCAAAAAGCCCGATTGTTGAGGAAATCTTCAAGCGCATTGACGAGGCCGATGCAAGATTAAAAGCCGATCAGGAGGCCGGTATTACCCGCATGTATGGCGGCGGGCCCGATACGGATGAACTGCTTGCCAAGGGGAAACAACTGGCGGACAGGCTGAGAGGGAAGCAACCCGTTAGTGTATTGAAAGGTGATGAAATTCCGGGGATTGATCCGTCTGACATGGTATCTACCCGAAAGAATATTGCGAACTGGTATAAAGAAAACCTGCAAGGGAACACAGTTGATACCGCTGTTGGTGAAGTGCGGTTCAGTAATAAGGGGCTGAAAAAATTTACGTCCTCTCATAATGACCTGACCACCCTTACCAGTCTTCCCGCAGTCCCGGATATATTGCAAAACGGTGAAGTGGTAAGTACCGTTCCTCTGGATAAAACCCGCAAGGACAGTATTGTAAAATTCCACAGGTTTGAGGCAAAAATCAGTCTAAATGGTGAAGATTTCGACGCGGCTGTTTTGGTGG